CGGAGAATCCAGAGCCAACACTAACCTTAATCACGCCATCTGCAGATTCACAAAGAATTGCACCAAGCATGCCATCATACTTGCCAGTGCCCATTTGCACTCCAACGATACGCAGATCGCATTCCAGTTCGCCTTTGAATTTGATTTGACCTTTGCTGCGTTTATCTTCCCAAATACCATTCATGTCTTTGAGGATGATACCTTCTTGACCTTCAGCAAGATACTTTTCAAAGATAGTCTGAGCATGTTCCAAGTCAGCAACAACTGTACTTTCTACAAGATGAATCTTCTTTGGCAGACTCAAAGACTGGAGAACAGAAAAGCGAGTATGATAATCATACTTACCTTTGCCTGCAGTAAACTCATCGTATGGGATAATGTCCCAGATAGTGGCATGCACTTTGCGTGCATCTAAGTCAGAGATTGTACCCTTGTTGGCTTTGTTTAGGATACCATTACCTGTTTGACGATCAAGAACAATACCCTTGTCATTGACTAGCAACTCTCCGTCAAACACTACGTTCTTACCATCGGCAAGTGCAATAAACTCTTGCTCGAGATTTCCAAGCAGCTGAATCTCTTTACCGTTACGGCTACGGAACTCGCACTTACCATCTTTTACGATCGCATTGAATCGCATACCGTCCATCTTTAGTTGAACGTAAGCTGGGAACTTGATTTTGTTTACCAGTTTCTCTTCGAATGGGCTGCACAACATGACTGGATATTCGTGCACCAAACCAGTCCACACTGCGTTTGCGGTTGAGACTTGCACTCCACATTTGAGATCCTTTTGAATGATACGTTCGAGAACCTTAGCATCATCCTCAGTGAGTGAGCTAAACAGTTTAGTTAGATATTCGATAGCAGCATTGCCAGTTACCTCTCGTGTAGACAACATTGCCAGACTAGACATAACAGCACTAAGAGAATCAGCTTGGTTAGCTTTTGCTGGAGTATACTTTGGAATCTTACGCTGATAGAACTGAGTGAAAGGATCGAGAGCCAGCCGAATAACTTCTCGCAGCGTAACATTATCGCTGTGGGTCTGCAGCTGTTCGATTTTGAAATTGCGCGATGCGTTGGCAGCTAGGCTCTCGAGGAATGCATTGATATTCATTTGTGTTTCAATTCTTTGAATTTACGGTAGCGAGTGTCAAACCTAATTGGCTTCTTGAACTTTGTAATCCTACCATTGTCTACATTATAAAAAGCAACCATCTTTGCTTTATCATCGGTCAGGTAGTAGATGTGATTTGACACATTACCTGACCAATCTGAAGTAGTCTCTAGGAAGGCTTTCATTTTACCACCAGCTGTCGTAGTAAACCTCACGACCCATGGCAATCTCAGTGCGTGCTTTAGCAACAAACACTAGATCTTCACGCAACGAATCTTCGTCGGGTGGGTTGTTGCCGAAAAAGAATCCAGTAGTTTCAGGCAAGGCACTGTCCATTAGATCAGCTTCAAGCGCATCTAGATCAGCAAGAGTCAGTTGAACGGGAATGCAGTTAAAGGATTCTGCATCACCACCTTTGTCTCGGTAGAGACGTTCCATCCAACCATGCAGGTCATGGTGCTTGCGCCAGTAGGCGATTTCGGTTCGTTCGTTATCCTCAGCGATAACAAAGTCTTCGTTGCCATCCATTTTAGCAACTGAGAATGCGTACATATCGAGACCCATGATATTTTCCTTACAGTGATTTAGAGGGATAGCCAGTTGCAAAACCAGAAGTTCCAGTACGGAACCCACGTGAGTTTTTACCTAGCATTTTTGGAGTTGGTGCTTTGCGTGCTTTGACGACTTGAACTTGACCGCCACGGGCAAAGAACATTTGCAGAGCATCAGAAGTTTGCTCGCGGACTTGAGATTTGTAAACGACGTTCATAATATATTCCTCTTTCAATTACAGAAAATCATAGCTAGTTTCGGATTGACCAGCCTTGCCAAAAGAGATAGCAGGGGTCACTTGATCGCACAGGGCGAAGAAAACATCAGTAGCAATCTTGCTGTCTTCAGTTTCCAGGAACATAGTGCCCTGGAAGAAGTAAGCACGCACATCGGTAACAGACTCAACAACAGCCAGAACTTTCTTTTCGAGACCCATTTCGTTTCCTTTTCTAATCATCATAAGACTATTATACATCAGAACCGAATTAAAGTAAACACCTAAATGAAAAAACCCTACACTCGGTAGGGTTATTCTTGAAAAAGTAAACTTTTAGGTTACTTTTAGGGGCGTACTAGGGCGGATGCAGGGGCGACGACGATGCCAGAGCCGAATAGTCGGTTATATTCATTCTGCATCTGCGTATCGGCTTCTGCCTCTACGATAACGCCTGATTTGTGGAGATAGAGCTTTCCAGTCGTATACGCAAGGAAGGGTGCTAAAGCAACGCCCATACCTTCTTGAGTTCGCTGGATCATTATCATAGCTGGATCTTCAAGATGCCATCCAGCTTCAGAGCCACTGGTTACTGTAGAAATCAATTCTTCACCAGTAGTCAATTTAAACACTTTGATCATTTTATTCTTTCTCTGCAATATTATCTAAGAAATCAGCTGCAGCATTTTGATCATCAAAGAACTGAACTTCAGTTTTATCCATATCAAAGAAATGCCTAGCTACAACGAGTATGGTCTTATTTTTAAAGACGGATACTTTTAAAATCCAGTTGCCTCTACGCACTGTAACAAACGAGATTAAGTTAGGAGAGATTTTTGGTTTCATCATACAAGTATTTAGGGGATCCGAAGATCCCCACAGGTATGATTAACGCTTCATGTTATCTTCTTTTGCCTTTTTAATAGCATCCAAAGTTTCATTGGTGAATGAGACCCACCAAGCAAATGCACGTTTACAGCTTTGCAGTAATTTCATCGCGTTCCTCCTCAGTTAGAAACTGCTTTTGACCTTTGGTCTTGACAGCTACTTTCTTTGGCTTCTTTTCTTCTGGTACAAGACGCTCAAGAGCAATCTTTAACATACCATTGAAAAGTTCTGCATCTTTGACTTCAATTTGGTCATCGATGGCAAAGGCACGAGTGAATGCGCGATTTGCAATACCTTTGAACAAATAGTTGTTCGCTTGTTCTGCGCTTGACTGAACATTACCCTTAACAACCAGCTTACCACCATCGATCTCAATGTCGATTTCGTTTTGACCGAAACCAGCAACAGCGATCTCAATAGTGTAAGAGTTCTCCCCATTCTTACGAATGTTGTATGGAGGATAGTTTGGGATGTTTTTAGTTACGTCGTCATGCAATTTCTGCATTTGTGTAACTTGATCATCAAAGCCAACAAAGAATTTGTCGAAGTCTTTGAAATGTTCTTGCCAGATGGCAGGTACGAATTTTGCGTTCATAAGTTTCTCCTATTAAGCGAGTTAAGTTTTAAAAATTGATATCCCGAAGGCATATCAGTCCCAGCTTACTTTATACTGGAGCAATTAACGTATGCTAGTCCAATTGTACGGACGCCTTAACCGTGACGACAACGTTCCCAAGGTAGGGTTATTCTGCTGCAGGAGCCTCTGGTGCTGCTGGCGCAGGCTGAGCTTGCATCAATGCTGCTGCCTGTGGTTCACCTTGTTGCTTGATCTTAGTGATCAAGTCAGCAACTTCTTCGAATGGGGCTTTACCCAAAGAACGAAGAATAGAGTTAACTTCTGCAATGCTAAGTTGTAATTGAATCATGTATTCACCTCAGTTTTAATTTTCTTACCAATGTTATATAAAAACGCAGATATTATAAATATCTGCATGGGTCACGATATTGGAGTATCTACCCACTTTAACACCTCGGGAGGTATCAACATGAACTATTATTCTATTTATAAAGTAACAAATAGAACAAACGAAAAAATTTATATCGGTTTTTCCAAAACTGGAAAGAAAGACAACGCCGACATAAATTTATTTATCAAACTATCCAGAACAAATTTTACAATGCTCTTAGAAAGTATGGGTGGGATTCATTTTCTTGGGAAGAAATATATGTATCTAAAGATAAAGACCATTGTTTTTTAGAAATGGAACAATACTTTATAACACTATACGATTCTATAGAAAATGGTTATAATACAATTCAGGGAGGTAGTGGAACTTTAGGTGCAGTTAAAGATAAAGTTTGGATCAATGACGGTAAAAACCATCGAAGAGTGCATCCAGAGTTTATTCCTGAAGGATGGATTCTTGGAAGAATCAATTTATCAAGAAACATAAAGATGTCACCAGAGAGTAAAAAGAGTATCGGGTCAAAGAACCGATCTCATACTCTAATAAAATCTAAATGTCCACATTGCGACCGAAAATTCAACGCAGGAAATCTAGTTAAGCACCTTCGCGCTTATCACTGCTAATCTTTTTCCCTATATTGTACTTTGGCACTAACTCCCAGTTTGCTTTGTCTTTATAAGAGACAACCTTTATTTGAGACATAGATGCCTTTGGTTCTGCTTTAGCAGCAACTACGATCTTTAACAGATCCCAATCCTGTAGCAGTACAGCAATAGCATTTCTACGCTCAATATCTTCAATAGAAATATTCGACTCTTTACCATCAAGAGCAAATAGTTCTTTGAAATGCACAATAAAATATCGACCTTGCTTATGTAAAATATGGCAAGACTGATATAGTCTGTTATCCTTCTTTGAAGCGATTCCAATTCTTGTTAGTGTTTCTCTTACCTTCAGAAAGTTATCTGGTTCAGGTAGAGTGATCTCTAACATAGAATCAGGCTTCCAATCGTAGTAAATCATTTCGATTGTCATCGTCCACCTTTATATAGTTTTTCTTCTATTGTTTTCAATTGATCACTCGAGAGGATACTGAGTACACCTCTCGCCTTTTCGATGGAATAACCATAATATTCCACAACCAGATTTAATGCATGAGTGTCGTCTTTTTTAAACCACTTACTCATACGGCGCTTTCTGGGTATACTATTTAGTAGAAAATCAAACTGCCATTCCTTGGGGATATGGTGGTTGACATTCATCTCATTAGCATACAGGACGGTATCATGAAAGTAAGATAAACCTCTGTTTACGATGAACGGGACGTAATCCTTATTTGATCCAGCTGGATCCTGATCGAAAAGATCTTCTTTAGACTGGTTAATTGCATTTAGGAAATCGAATGGACTCATTTGAATCCTACCTCTTTGAGATTAGCTT